ACTTTTCAACCTAAAGAAGAAGCCGGGAGAAGGATCAGTCGCCTCTGATACTACGGCAACCAAAATAGAAGGAGTGACCCGGAAAAATAAATCGGTATCTCAGGCCACTTTGGATAAGGTGAAAAAATTTACCGGACGAGATTATATCCAAGGGTCAGAGGATTTCCGCTTCTCTCAGGAATTCAAAGGCGGCTCACCAAACGGGGCCAGGAGAGTTGCCGGTTTCGGGGCTGTTGGTGGAACGATAGCCGAACTCTTAAACATTCCTTTTCAGTATGGAGCGGGAGCCGGCGCGGCGGCAGGGCTTGCTGTTGATAAATTCGGTGGGAGAATGGCCGCCGATTTAATTGATTGGTATGTCAGAAATCAACCGATGGCACTTGGCCGGTATGCCCCCATCATGATCCAGGCGGCGGAAAAAGGTGCCCCCGCAATAGCGTTCATGCATTCGATCTTTGAAAGGGATCCCGAATATAGAGCGACCATTCAGAGGTTGAAACAGTGAATTACCCGAACACCGTAAGCATAAGAAGTACGCAGAACCACCAGAAGCAGCATTTAAGGAGGAAGGATCTCATGAATGTCTCCAGTTTACAAAATAGGGGGATGGCATGAGTCGCGCCGAACTCCTTTCCGGGAAAAACCTTGCAGTCATAGGATCTGTCGTTGGTATAGTTACATTCCTTGTTTTCTTCTTCGGTCGTTATGAAACCGTTGAAGCCCACAGGGCGGATATGGCAGCGCACAAGCGCGAGTCATACCTGGAACTGAAACTGTTGATTCGGGAAGCGATGGACGAGTCATGGGAGAAATTTGAGAAAGAGCATCACAAGCACATAAACCGAGGGGCAAATGGCCGATGAAGTCCATAAATGGGGTGTCGAATGAGTAACGCTTGGGACCGCGCAATCAGCTTCACTCTTTCTCACGAAGGCGGGTATGTGAATCATCCCTCCGACAGGGGGGGCGAAACGTTCCGAGGGATATCCCGAAAAAACTGGCCAGATTGGCCTGGGTGGAAAATTATCGACCAAGCAAAAGTCCTCAACCCTGAAGGGTTTGCCCGAGAAATATGGCATAGCGTCGACCTTGAGCATCAGGCTCGACTTTTTTACCGGAAAAATTTCTGGGACACGGTTCATGGAGACGAACTCCCGGGGAAAATCGCCATGGTCCTTTTTGACACAGCGGTGCATTCTGGTGTCAAAACGGCGATCAAAACACTCCAATCGGTCCTTCCGGGCGTGGATGTGGATGGGGTTATTGGTCCTCAGACGGTTAAGGCCACACACGATGAGGGAGATGATGTTTTGATTAACTTCCTTGCTGCCAGAGCTAGACTCCTTCACGATATCATGGACCGCGACCCATCGCAAAAGATCTGGGCTATCGGGTGGTATAAAAGGCTCTTTATGCTGGCGGACGTGGTATTCAAGGAAAATGGTCCCGGGCTTACTGCATAGATTTATAAAAAAGGGAATCGGCATAACTCTATTCAAGATCCGCTTCGGCGGAGGAGGGGAACAAAATGAACATGGTCAGCGGAATCGTATTGAGCGGGGCGGGGGTGACATTCCTCCTCTTTATAGCGGCGAGGCTTCTCCCCAACGAGAGGGTCAAGGCGATGGGGGTGACGGCCGGAAAAGCGGTTAGCGCATTTGGAGCCGGCAAGCTCGGGAAGGTTTTCTATGAAAAGATCGAAGACTTCATTCAGAACTCTTCCGCCGTATTCTTCGCTGGCATGAAAGAGGGTCTTGATTCGGACGATCAGCAGACAAAATAACTTCAATCTTTGGTGACACAACTCGGCGAGACATCGCCCCGCCCTTAGGATAAGGGCGGGGTATTTCTTTTTCGTCAGCCTGTGATTTTGTATGATCTTGTCTAGTGCCACTAACACTAATGCAAGGGACGGTGTCACCAAAAGTGTCACCAAAAAGTGCAAAAAGATCAAACAAAACGCAACACAATGCAACACGGTTGGCTTGATCGGTAGTTTTGCACCATCGACGGAAAAATACGAAAAGTGTTGATCCGTAAGATTTACGCCGAGGTAGCTCAACTGGCAGAGCAACGGTTTTGTAAACAGTTCCGTTTTCCGTCTCAAACATCCCCCTTTTTGTCACCACTTTTGTCACCAAACGGGTCATATTTGGCCAGAGATTCCCTCTTTTTTCTTATATCGTCAGTGTAGTAGATCATCGTAACATTCACGCTTGAATGCCCCACGCTTCGGGAAACCTCCTGAATTGGTTCTCCGGATTCCAGCATTCTCGTGATATAGGTGTGCCGAAAATTATGGATGGTTTTCCCTTCTATCTTTACACGCTTAAAAGTCCGTTCAAAAAGCTCTTCAACCGCCGTTTTTGACCGCACGCCATTCCGGCCGGGGAAAATGAGGGGGCCATTTACCTCTTCCACGCGCCGGCGAATTATTGGAAGGATTTCATCGCTGATGGGATTCTCTCGGATCTGAGAGTTTTTCGGGACAAACTTGGTCCTTTTCCAGTTCCAGGGCCAACCTTTTATTTCATTGGAGTCCCACGCCTCGATTTTGTATGTTCCTTTGTTCAAATAGATGTACTTCTTGATAAGATGGCATAGTTCGTTAAGCCGCACGCCAGTGTAGAGAAAGACCATGAACATATCCCAAAGTTCTTGGTTTCCATGTTTCTTTAAATCAGAGCGAATCTCATCCAACTCTGCCGGCGTGAATGGAATACGTGATCTTACCGGAATGCTGAATTTCTCCACATATTTGCAGGGATTTTTATGGATGTAATCGTGCTGTATGGCTTGATTGAAAAAGGCGTGAAGCGTCCCAAAATCAATATTGGCTGTTGATTTAGAGGTTTGTTCGGCGCGGATGTTCATGAATCTCTGTATATGCTCATGCTTGATCCGGCGGAGTTCCCCAGGGTTGATAATGGCCTGAAAAGCGTTTAAGGCGGTAAGATCACGCTTAAAAGAGGTGGATTTCTTCCTGACACGGGCGGTTTCTTCATACTGTTTACGCCACTCGGCAAAGGTAATGGCATGATCCTTAGGACTATCGCCGTGAAGAAGTTTCCTGTCCTTTTCAGCTTGAAGGACACGGGCTTTCAGTTTGTCGGTTGTTTTAAGGGATTCGCCGTGTTTCTTCCCGGTTTCGTCCGTCCAGCCATAGTACCAGAATGGGCTGCCTTTGCGTTGATAAAGGTAGGAGGTAGCCACACTATCCCCAGACCGTTAGCATGAGGGCGATTATCGTCCAGTAGAAACAACACTTGATTAGGATATGGTGCGGACGGATGGGGCCAATGTCCACTGGTTTTGAGGTGGGGACTAAAACCATCGTTTCAAGCATTTGCGACATCCGTCGCCTCTGTCGGACATGCCTGATTAGAAGCACCCAAGCCACGACTATAACCACCCATCCGCAATTAATTGCCAGGTTGTCCAAAGGTTGCATCAATATCCTTTTTTCGTTCCCTTCTTGCCCGTGTAAGGGTTCCGGTTTCCCTTGGTGGACCAGTTATCGCCCTTGGACTGGTTCGGACTCGTCTTGTAGTGGGGTTTCCGGTAAGTCCCGCTTTTGGTGATCCCGCCACGGTTGCGGACGGTTCCAGCCTCAGAGATATTGTTAAAAAATGCCAAGAACAGCCCCGCGAGCATCAATCGTTTTATATTCATTTATTCTCCGTCGTAGAAGTCGTCTCCGCCGTTGTCTGCTTTTTCGACTAAATAGACAATTAGAAGGATCAAACCGACAACTCCCCACCATGGAATAAACATTATTTTTTATTTCCTCCGATGGTGAGGCGGGTCATGGCATCCCCTTGGTTACACCGTTTTTCACCCAGAAGGGGATCGGAACATACATAAATTTGTTTTCAGTATCGACTGCCAAAACCCAGGACTTGCCAGTCTCTCTATCGAGCAAGATACCGTAAAAAGGCAACTTCATTTGGTCTGTCTCGATACTTCCTATGTCCTTTATAAACTGATATCGAGGAAGATATTCGCTACCTTTGTCCGGGGCGTCTTCCGACCAGGCATTGCCGTATAAAGCACAGCAGAGCAAAACCAAAACCAACCGCTTCATAACCGTCTCCTCTTAATTCTGTCGAACACGTAGGCCCAAAGGAGTGCCAGGGCTACCCACAAAGCAAATTCAATTTTGTTTATATCGCCGACGGAGAAACGCATTAAACAAAAAAAATACTGTTTGACTCGTATTTACAAGTATTGTAATTTTCCCCCCGGGGGGGGGCCAATCAATCAATGGGGGAAACACCTTTATTATGCGAGTAAGAGAAAAGATCCTTGTCGTGGAGGACAATCCTGCCACATTGCGGATGTGTGCTGCGACTCTTGAGGCAATGGGCTATATCCCCGTGCTTGCTACCGGATGGCTTGAGGCAGTCCAGAAAGTGGGGACTGACATAAAAATGGTATTTACTGATTATTGTATGCCTCACTGGACAGGGGTTGATGTCCGGGACATGATACGCCAGAAGCTTGGCAAATCCGTTCCAGTTGTATTGCTCACCGCTTTGGATAATGAACATTTAGAAAATGATTTAAAGAAATTTGATTTAGTAATCCGAAAGCCATTCACTTTTCAAGAAATGTCCGACGCACTGGCTCATTTCCTACCCATAAAAAATTAAAAGTGTTTCTTCCTGCTTTCTAGCTTTTCCTTTACTTGCCCTGTCTGTACAGGACGGTGCGGGGCCTCATGCAATCCAATCACAGTGTTTTTTAGCAATTCTCGGACGTCTTCCACCTTTAGCAGATCCCCATCAAGATAAGCGTTTAATAACCACCGAATTTCGTGGATCGGGTCCCTCATATCTTTTTCACAAAGTTTCTTTAAACCTTCCGCCTCTTCATTCGAGAAATACCGTAAAAAATCATTAGCTTGGATGGGTTGCGTGGGCGATTTCTCCGCAGAGACACCAAAGCTTTCCATTAATTGATCAACGGAAACGCCTAACATTTTTGCAACTTTGGGGCGGATCTCTTCTTCTGGTAAACCGCGACCATTCGCCCACCGGCCTACGGAAGCTTCTTGCACACCGACAGCTTCTGCAAATCGACGTTTTGCCCCGCGTTCTATCCCACCATTCCATTTTTTAATCAGACCAATAAAGTTCATCGTATCGACGGAAAACCCCTTTTTTTAAAAATAATTTGAATTAACTATTGACAAAAAGCAATAGTTAGATTAAACTTGTGCTAGTTAGCAATTGATTTAGGTCCCATATAGGCCGGGCATAAAAAACCCGTCCACCCCGGGCAAGTCTCGCAGACTCCGGGACATTATAGCAAGGAATATACAGATGAAACCAAACGCTCAAATAAAAAAGGTCAGACATGAACCCCTCGCGGATTAAATCCGGCAGGGGTTTTTCCATATCCGGGCTTGAGCGGGGGAGCAATCCTCTTCGGGGTAACACCCCGAGGCCCGGTTTCGCCGAGGCCGCCGTCTCTTTCCATGGGGGGAGAGACGGCGGCTTTCTATTTGTTGGGCCAGCCCACAGGGGGGACTGTGGGACTGGCCGGAATTTTTTGTCCATGCCTCATTCTACCCGGAGCGTTCAATGAAAAATAGTCCTGAAATTCCCGAGTTGCCCGCCATGCCTAAACCGGGGAATCACGAGGTGGGCGTTTTTTTTGCCAAAAGCTCCGTGAATTCACGAAGAAAGGGGTATAAAGGCGGTCGGAAATTGCCCAGTGCCGAGCGGTTCCAAGCATGGCGTGAGATCGAGGGAAAATCGCTTGGAGAGATGGAAGATTTGATGCAAAAGAAGGCCCGTGAATCCACGAGTAAGCGGCGGGATGGCGTCATCATCAATTTCCCGGACGGATTCCTCCTCCGCTACCTCATGGAGCTTGAATACGGTCGCTTTAAATCCCCCACCTGGTTCATTTTGCTTCTTATCGAAACCTTTGGCGTCAATCTGGCTTGGTGGCTTTTCTATGACGGTGTTCCCTACGGAGAGGAAAGCGAGAAATGACCATTTCTCTCCAGAAAGAAGGCTATGGACCCATTATGACCACTGGCGAAGTCTGCCGAGTCATGAGAATTTCCCGGTGGACCCTAGGAAGAAAAATCGAGGCCGGAGACTATCAGGAATTAGTGTGGCTTCCACGCAAAAGCGAAAGGGAACCTATGCGATTCTGGCGTGAATCAGTGGAGAATCTTCTTGAGAGGCTTTATCAGGAGGCGGCAGCATGATCACCGCTGAATACATCGAAGCACGGATAAAGCGCATGGAGGCCGAGGGTCGGTCGGAGCAAGAGATCATCGAAGAGGCCCGCCGGCTTCTTGTCGAATGGAATAAGGAAACGAGAGCGAAGCTTTTGGGCGTCAAGGCTGTTCAGGAGGCCGTGAAGTGACAGAGCTTAGGGACTATTGCTCAGAGTGTGGGAAGGAAAACCCGAGTATCCGTCCGGACTGTCTGACCGAATGCCACGGAGCGACGGTCGTCCATTCATGGGTTGATACGAACTGGGCCGAAACCGGAACACAGGGGGCCGATTAAATGCTGCCCATCGTTCGACACCTTTTAACCGAATGCCGTGATGGGAACTGCGGAAACTGCCCCCGGTGGATCCACTCTCAGGAATGGGGAACAGGCCAATTTATCGAGATTCGATGCAACTGCACCAAATGCCACGCCGAGGCAAAGGAGACAGCCAATGGATATCTACAACATCGAGGGCACTCGGATCGGAACAGCGTCGAGGGCGGAGGACGCGAGGCGGGTTTGCGCGACGGAGGGTGGGTTTTGGATGGACGCGCAGGGGTACGGGGAGATATCGACGCCTGTGGCGGCGTCGGCGTGATTAGGAGGACCTCATGACCCGCTTTGCTATTGCCCTCTCCTTCGCGTCTTGCACCATTCTTGGCGTTATGGCTGGTGTTTTGATTGATCGAACACAAAAGCGCCTGGCGGCTGAAGAAGAGCGGATTGAAGCCGGCTTAATCCAGGTGTACTCGTCCACCACGACGAAGGGGGTTATGTGATGCTGACCATTCATTGCAATAACCCCGATTGCTCGAACCCCGTCGCCGTGCAGGGGGAATATTGCGGGACTTGCCAGTACAAGCGGGGGGAAGTGGACCGGAGAGCCAATAGCGGCCGGCGGGAGATTGACTATCGGTTCCCTTGGGGTCTGTTCTTTTGGCTTATCGCAGGCGCGGCGTTGTTCGGGTGGGCTTTGGGAAGACGTTAATTTAAAAAGAGGAAAAGGAGAGAGCTATGGAAAACCAAGGAAAGGAACTATCAACGCGGGCGATGCCGAATCTGGCAATAAGTCTAACGGAAATGAAGGACATGGCGACGGCGGTATCAAAATCGGGACTCTTCCCAGCGATTCGGACCCCGGAAGCGGCCTTAACCCTGATGATGCTTTGCCAAGCGGAGGGTATCCACCCCGTCCAGGCGATGCGGCGGTTCCATATCATCCAAGGGCAGCCGGCTATGAAAGCCGATGCAATGCTGGCCGAGTTTATGGACCGGGGCGGCAAGGTCGATTGGTTAGAAATGACCGATACGGTCGTGGCCGCGGAATTTACCTCCCCGCACCTGAAAAGCCCTGTCAAAGTCAGGTGGGACATGGAACGGGCGAAAAAGGCGAATCTGACCGGCAAAGATAACTGGAAAAACTTCCCCCAGTCTATGCTGCGGGCGCGGGTCATTTCAGAGGGGATTCGTATGGCGATGCCTCAGGTGGTGGTAGGGATCTACACCCCCGAGGAAGTTCAAGACTTCCCTGACGACAAGCTTAAAGCGACGGCTCCTAAAGTTACGAGGAAGCCCGAGGAGGCAGTCAGCGACACACCAAAGACTGAAGCCCAAGAGAATTTCACCCCGGACGACGTTCAAACTATCACGGTCGAAATCGCTGATGTAAAGAAATTGGTCAAAGAGAATAAGTCTTGGTTTGAAGTGTATGACGCCGATGGTGTCGTTTATATCACCGAAAGCGAGATCTTAGCCAAGATGATCAAGGAATCGAAAGGGATGCAGTTAACATTCTCTTTCCGACATGAGAACAAGAAAAACATCCTTGTGACTCTTGGAAAGGAGGCCGTCGCCGCATGAAAACCACTACCAAGAAGGACGAAACTCAGAAAGGGATGGCCCTCTATGACATCACGGATACCATCGCCAAGCTCCAGGCGCAACTGGAAGCATCCGGCGGTGACGTGACGGAGGGTTCGGAAGGCGAGATCCTTGCTGAAATGATTGAGGCGTTCAAGTCGAAAGAGGTCGCCAAGGTTGACGCGTACTTCCGGCTCTATACCGAATGGGAAGTGAAAGCAGAGGCCATTCGCGCCGAGGAAAAGCGTCTCGCGCAGCGGCGGCGGAAGTTTGAGAACGCAATCAAGAACCTAAAGGACCTTGCCAAGAGGGCTATGGAAGCCCACGGAATCGACAAACTCGAAGGAAATATCGGGGATATTGTCCGCCAAAGGAACGGCGGCGTCCCTTCTGTGACGTGGAAAGTTCCCGTGGACCAACTCCCGAAATATCTTCTCCGAGTGATTGAGGAGCCGAACGCGGAAGCGGCTCGTGGCCTTCTACTGGACGGGGACGAAGAGGTGAAAGAATACGCCGAACTTGGCGATGTTGGATATTCCGTGAGGTTTCGGTAGTGAACTCCCTGGAACATCTCGCATCGTCCGAAATTGACGAAATGATCGTTTCCAAGGAAAAGGAACTCCAAGAGGCCATGCATTCGTTGGCCGTCGTGGAGGAGGCTAAAAACCGTTTATCCCGGCAAATCCTGGAACTTCAGATCAAGAAGAAAGATACAGAAAACACTCTTTCAAAGGCGAATTTCAACGTGAAAACGATCAACTCAGAACTTCGCGTTTTGAAATCGGCCTTCTGGAAGGCGAGGAACGAAAATAGGTGATTTCTCGGCGGGTGGCAAGGGTGCGTGAGAACACCCTCAAGACGTGTTGGACGAAGCACGTCGGCCTTCCCGCCGAGCAATTTGCAGGAGCAACCTCCGAGGGGCGCGGGTAAGGTTTTCCGTCGGGATTGTCAATCAATTACTAGTTTACGCCAAATTAGTAATTGCGAGGGGCGCGGGTAAGGTTCGGGGTGAGTCCAGAAACCCCACAATTTCACGCTGTCCGGCGTCGCAAGGCGGTTGCAGCGACACACCATGCTTCCTGTTCGTCGGGGCAGGCACTCCCGGCCCGGACAGCCAATTTCGAAGGAGAGAATGTGAGCATCTACGCCAAAAACACCGTTGTCAGCGTCGAGAAGTCTCGCGCCGAGATCGAAGGTATTCTAACCCGCTACGGGGCCACCGCCTTTGCCTACGCCACAAACATGGACAAGGCCATGATCCAGTTTCAGGCTCAAGGGCGTCGGATCATGTTCGTCTTAAACCTTCCGGACCCAAAAGAGGACCGTTTTATCTATCCGACCCGCGCCGGGAAAATTGTGAAGTGGCGCGGCGAAAGGCCCCCAGAGGCGGCCCGAAAGGATTGGGAGCAGGCTTGTCGGCAAAAGTGGCGGTGTCTCGCTTTGGCAATCAAGGCGAAGTTGGAGTCGGTCCAGTCTGGGATTGCGACCTTTGAGGACGAGTTCCTGGCCCATATCGTCATGCCGGACGGTAAGACAATTTCTCACCATGTGCGGCCTCAGATCGAGAATGCCTATGCCACGGGCAAAATACCGCCCATGTTGCCAAATTTTGGGGAAAAAGAATGATTGCCACCGAAGAAATTAAACTTGAATTGGCCAAGGCGAGGGAGAAACACCCGGGGGCATTCAATAGCCCGCATGAGGCGTATGGGGTCCTCATCGAAGAGGTCCAAGAGTTCTTTGATGAGGTCCGCCGGCAAAAGTGGAACCGTGAAGCGATGCGTAAGGAATTACTCCAAATTGCGGCCGTTTCCCTTCGGGCCATTGAGGATTTGGACCTGTGACATTCCGCCTCCGGTCAAAGAAATGGTTGAAGCTGGCCGGCGTCAACGTCCCCGGCAAATACCGCGCAAAGCGACAGGAATTCAATGGCCGGCATTATGACTCAAAAATGGAGGCCGACTACGCCGGGGAACTGGAGTTCCGCAAAAAGGCTGGAGACATCAAGGACTGGAAGCCACAGGTAACGCTGGACCTCCGGATAAACGGGATCCATATCTGCAATTACCGGATTGATTTTGTGGTTGAGCATAACGACGGGATAACCGAATACGTCGAGGTTAAGGGCTTCGAGACGAGGGACTGGCTGCTGAAATGGCGGATCTTTGAAGCGATTTATGGACATTTACCGAATGTCCGGTTGACGGTAGTGAAATGACGAAAGGAGGCCAAGTGCCCGAACTTATCCAAACCGAATTACCGATGGGACGAGAAATCGTCCCTATTCCCAAAGCACAGGAGGAGCTTTTAAAGCTCATTCCTTGCCGGAAGCTCCACGGAGAGCTTGTTCCTTATGCTGATTTCCGTGAAATTTATCGGCTCCTGAGTGGTTACGAGTATGGCAGCGAGGACCTTCGCTTTTTCCGGGAAGAGATCGAGGCAATGAAGGCGAAGAAGGAATATCGGGAACCGAAGGCGGGAAGGCGGTAAATATGAACGATCTGGCTGAATACAACGCATTGGTGGAAAAGGAAGCGGACCTCCTCCAAAGGAGGGAGGAGCTTGCTGATGAACTGGCCCCCCTTAAAAAGCAGAAGGCTGAGGCCGTCGGCCGCGCCCGTCAGCGAAGACAGTATTCCGACCCTCAATGGTTTTCGACTTTGATTTCTAAGATTGATTTCTTGGAGTCGGAAATCCGCAAGATCAACATCGAAACCATGCGCACTCAACGCAGGTTGGGAGAATTGCGACGGGAAAAGGCAATTCAAAGGGATATCCAGCTTCGGATTCAAGAGCGCAACGATCCCACCCGAAAAACAAAACATCAGCTTTTTATCCAGGTTGCCAAGGAAATATTGCCAGAAAACCAGTTTCAACGGATTTGGCAGGTCGTGGAGGGCCGGTTGATGGCTGCGCGGGAGTTGGCCCCTGAGGAGCATGTCCAAGAGATTGAGGTAAACGGCAACCGATAGTAAGTCCGCCACGTAGCAGGGCGGCACAATTTCGGCGCGGATCACGTCGCGCCTCATCAAACAAATGGCGTGGTTGAGGTTTTCCAAGGGTTCCCGACACCGGATAATAACCCGAGTCCACAAAGCCCACAACGGGCGGCCATGAAAGCATCTCCGGGTGCTTTTTTGAACGCTCGGTCCCTATGGTCGCAGACGCCGGGGATGTGGGATGAACTTCAGGTTCCCTTACGAAAGGAACACTCAAACGTGGCCGGTTTCTGGGATTCTCCCGAGAGAAAGAGTCCCGTCAACGCCCAAAATCAACAGATGGTAAATCGGAGTCTGCACAAGGGAAACTTTAAAAACCGTGAAAAACCGTACAAATCCGTTAAAAACCGTTAAAAATCGTGAAAAGGTTCCGTCGGAGACGCTTACGCGGAATGAGATTTGTGAGGCGATGAAAATGAGTTGGCCGACATTGGTGAAGCTGATGAAGAAGAAGGGGGTTAAGCCGATCCAGAACGGGCGGGGCGGAAAGATGTGGTTTACGGCGCGAGATTTGGAGGCTTTGCAGAATGGCCGTTGATCTGGCTGCTTTGGATGTTTTTGCCGAACGTTTGCGGACAAATTGCGCGTGCGGGGCTTCGACCAAATGCGCCATGGTCCGGGATCCGTTGACCGGATGGATGGTTCTCTCCTGCTTCCTGGCTCGCATGGAGGAGGACGTTAAGCGGATTGAGGCCGGTTCCTCGACCGACTGGGCCCGTGAAGACAAGCGCACGGAGGATGCGATTCGGGCAATCCAAGAGATCGGGGAGAGGGCGATGATGCGGGCTCCCCTGGAATCGCGCAAAAAGCCCGTTTCCGTTGCAATGGCGCGGCCCGTGGTGCAGGATCGGAAGTCAATCGCGGCCGGCGAGGATATTGACCGAAGGACGGGGATGGATCGAAGGGATGGAGAACGAAGAAGCCCCTCCCATGCGGCAATTATAAACGAATCTGTTACTGAGGAAATCCCCTGGTCCGACGACGAGCCAGTTTTCTGAGAAAGAGGAGGAAGGGAATGAAACTAGTGGTCAATAGGTGTTATGGAGGGTTTTCTCTCTCTCCAAGAGCTGTAAAAAGGTTGGCAGAGCTTGAGGGAAAGAATTGTTACTTCTTTAAGATGAAAATCGGAGATGAATCATATACTCCAATCACTATCGAAGAAATTGAAGATGGGGGTCGGATTTCGTTCTGGGTTGCTTTTACTCATCCAAATCCTTGCGATGTATTGAAGGCCATAAAGAATTGGCATGATATGACCCAGGAGGAGAGGGGTGCCTACAACAAACTTTACCAAGAAATCAACATCGACAGTAGACCAGAGGACCGCGCCAACAAAAACCTTGTTCGTGTTGTTGAAGAGCTTGGAAAGAAAGCCAATGGGGCTTTTGCAAACCTGGAGGTGGTCGAAATTCCGGATGGGGTAGATTGGGAGATTGACGATTATGATGGGATGGAAACGATTCACGAAAAACATAGGTCCTGGTAACCCCGCCCCGGCGGAAGGAGGAAGGGAATGCGAAAGACAAGTGTAAAGAGGTTTGTTGATAGGGTTGTTGTTGGGGACAAGAAAACGCGACCCATGGTGACGTTGGTTTTTGAAGATGAAAACGCGGGTATGTTCACTTATCAGGTCCGGCCCTGGAATGGAAGCATCGAGGTTCGGTATGGGGCGGAGTCTCTTTGCATCGAAGATGTCGCTGTTGGGCCGCTGTTGGCCGCAATCCGGGAAGTGGCAAAGGCCCTCCCCCAATGACCGCGAAAGAGGGGAAGGACGCAGAGGCGATTATTCGGAAAGGAGCCAAATACTTTTTTGTGGGTAAATGGCGTTTGGTAATGAAAGAGGCAAAAATTCCGGGAGATATGTTTGATCCAGAGGAAGAAGTGATTGTGGCGATTATTCCGAAATCCGCCGCACGCGAGGTCGAGGAGGGGAAAAAGTGTTTAAGTTCCTAGCTGTTTTCTTTATTGTCGGAATCATGGCTTTTTCTATTTGGTTTACAGATTGGAAAGCCAAGAAATTGGCAGAAGCTACAGGAATGGACTATTGGAGCGCATTCTGGGTTGTTGCGAAATAAACCGCCCGTCGGCGGGGAGGAGGAGATTTGAAACATTGCATAGATTGCAACCGCAGTTTCGACTGGAAGGATCATGGCTCAACGAAAAAGTTTGATAGCGTCGAGCGTTGTCCCGATTGCCAGAATACGTATGAGATTAAACACCCCATGACCCCCGGAGCGCGAGAGAAGGCGGAAGAACGCAGGAGCAAAGAGTTCTGGCTGAATGACGATGGTCGCGTGGTAAAGGCTCTTGGATGGGAATGCAACAAGGGAGAAGACGGCTATTGGTGGTTCCCTACTCTTGGATATTCGGCTTCTAGAGTTTTCAATGATGAGGAATCGGCCAAAAAGGAAGCTATCTTGGAATGTGAAACGAATATCCAAAGTTGGATGAAGAAACTAGCGGCCCTCAAGGGCAAGTGAGAAGGGAGGAAGGCTTGAAGGGTTCGGCAAAATACCGGATGTTCACCGACAATGGGAAGAGGCATCGCATTAGCTACGTCGATGGCAAGCCCGGCTATTGGATTTACTGGACTGACGCCTGCTCTGGATGCACGGCAGATTACGAGGAAATTGGTGGCGGATGCTTCGAGTGCGGATACACCGGGAAAACTAGGCGATGTTGGTTCGTTGAAATCAAATTACAGCCTTCCAGGGGGAGAGGATGACGGACAACGAGGATAAGGCTTTGATTTCGGCCATGATGATGGCGGATAGGATTCTCTTGGTCAAGTTAGCGGATCTTGGATTTAAGTCTGAATCCATTGAAGGCGGGATTAATGCGATGGCGTCCGCCCTCCAAGCGGCGGAAGAGGAGAAAAAGAGGCTGAGGGATGCGCTGAAGAAGATCGAAACTGAAAGCGCAAAATATATGTATGACACCGGAGGTTTTGCCCGTGGGGGATTGCAAATTGTTAATAGGGTTGCCAGGCAAGCCCTCGCCACCCCGTCCGGGAAGGGGGAAGGCAATGGATGAGGCTATGACTGACGGAACTGCGAGAGAAAAAGACTTGCGTCAACGGCAGGAATTGCGGCGGATGGCCCGTAATTCTGGCGACGGACTGATATATGAGGCTTTGGCGGTGCGAAATGACCTCCCTCTTTATCTGCGGGAAGATTTGGATGAGGAGACACCATATTGCCCCAAGGGAGACTCCAATGGATAAGGCGGCAAAGGTTGTAGATAGGCCAAAGTCTGGCCACTTTTGGGTTGATGTGAAAATTGGGGATGTCGTTTTATGGGAATGCGTGGGGAGAGAACGGGCCGAAGAAAAGGTTCGTGAGATTAACGCCGCCCTCTCCGCGAGGGAAGAGGAAAGGGAGAGGGAAGTCCGGAGGTTGAGGGAGGCGGGTAAGAAGCTCATCTCACAACTTGAAGCCTTCAAGGCTGGGACAGGCGATGAAATCAACTGGAACGAGGCATACGAAATCTTTTTTGGAAGACAGTTGCCCTCCACTCCGGGGAAGGGGGCGGAAGGGTGAAGCGAATAATCCACATTGGCCGGAAAGTCCCGAAAGGTTTTGAAGAGATTACCGGAGGAATTCATCTTGGGCGCGGTATATGGATGTTTAATATCAGGCCGAAACAAGAGCTTTCCGCCCGCCCGAAAAGGAGGAGGTGAAGTGAAAGAAATTATGTTTGATGGTTTGGTTCTAAACGAGGCTCAAGTAATAAACATGATCCGAAACGGGATCAAGTTTGAATCCGAGTGTAACTCCCTCCGCTCCTCCCTGGCCGAGAAGGACGCGAGGATTGCGGAACTAGACGCCCAGATGAGGGCATGGGCAATCGAGCGGGAATCAACGAATCGCCGGTATGAGAAAGAAAAATCCCGCGCCGAGGCGGCGGAGAAGGAGAGGGATGAACTGCGAAGCGAATTCGACCAGACGTTACAGTCTGCCGGGGAAATGGCGCGGGAACTTTCGGCGGTGAAGGGGGCGCTGGTGAAGATCGCAGCCCGCGAGTGTTCGCGCCTTGTGCTGAATAAAGGGAAGAAGTGCCGAGAGAATGAAGAAGCGTGGAAGGCGTTTTCGTCTGATCCATGCGGATCGTGTCTTGCCCGTGAAGCCCTTGGCGAATCCCCCGCCGCGCCGGGAGAGGTCCGGGACGACATCGAGGACATGCCGTTGAATCCGAAGGGGGACCAATGAGGCCGATCAAGTTCAAGGCATGGGATGAAAAAGCGCGGAAGCTACGTGATGTAAGAGCCATTGATTTTACTCCACAAGCAGGGGAGGACGCCGGCAAGGTTTGGGTATATTTCAGCGACGCCCCAAGCATCCTTATTGACCCGAAAAATTTAATCCAATTCATCGGCCGTTTGGACAAGAACGGGCGGGAGATTTACAAGGGGGATTTGATCCGCTGGCCCGAAGGGGCAGAGGGCGTCTGGTCAGATCAGGCTGGGAAAGTTGAAGAAGTTCGCTATCCGTTTGTCTGTGGAAATGCCCATTTATGTGAAGTCATCGGCAACATCCATGAAACCCCGGAGCTTTTGTCCGCCCCCGCTTCCGGTCCCGCGAAGGGGGAGGGCCAGCCGTGAAGATCACCGACAAGATGCGGTTGGAATTTCTTTTAAAGGGTCATGGCCGACGTGTTCAGGGTGGCGCGGGGTGGTTTTATGTCGCCACGAATGAAAAGATGGGTGTAATCCCATATCCGACGGGACTCCATCGGACAAAACGTCAAGCCATTGACGCCGCCATACGTGCAACAAGGAAGCCCGCCCCCGCTTCCGGCGGGAAGGAGGCCAAATAATGCGCCTCATCGCGCGTTGGTTCATTAATCGTTATCAGCGGTGTAAATGCCGCGACGCCTACGGCTACGGAAAGCATGTCGTCTGCGGAAAATATCTCTATCCATGGATGAAGCCCTCCTCCGGGAAGGGCGAGGAGGAAAAGCTGTGATTACAATCGAACACGCCAAAGTTTATAGAAGCGGAAGGCGGCGATACTTTACGAAGATTTCAGCTTGTCGGGCCGAGGCCTGGGCGCTTATCGCGGAGAAATATCCTTGCGAATGCGAAGCGGCTATCCCGTCGGAAAATTATCCGGGGCTGGCTTGTTGGAGTCACAGCGATCCGAAGGCACGGAAATTGGCGGAACGTTTGACCAGGATTTTGATGAGGAAATGGAGGCTCCAATGACTGACAGCGCGAGGGGGGAAGGACCGGCGAAAGTCGAAACAAGGCCGAACAGTTACGGATCAACTTATTCAAATGTTATTTCATCTGAAATTCTGACTGTCTGTGGTGTCCTCGTTGCGGTAGATAAAATGTATATCCACGAGAAAGCCAAAGAGATAAACGAAAGAATATCCCGCCACTTCATTTCCAGGGAGACAGCCGAGGAGATGGCGAGGGCGTTGGAGGAGCTTGTGGACCATCATTGCGGAGGTGTTTGTGCTGAAAATGAGGAGGCCAGGGGATACCGGAAGCACTCGTCGGTGATGGAGCAAGTTTCCGCCGCCCTCTCCCTCTACCGCAAGGAGGCGGGGACCAATGGGGCATGAGGTTTGGAATGATGTTTTCTGGTGAATGGCTGTTATAGAAAATTTACAAAGAAAGGTCTTGACATATACGCTATTGTGCGGTATACTGTGGGTGTAAGAAAAGTTACCCACAGGAGAGAGATAATGCAAATCGTGAATGTGAAAAACCTGAACCACAGCGAAGCAACGAAAGAACAATTATTGGACATGGCCAAGGCTAGCGGGGCCGAAATTGAATTTACACCAAGCCGTCGCGGGAACTTTGAGATTATGAAAGTTAATGGACAGGCTGTTGCGTATTGCTTTGAAAAAGAAGCCGACGCTTTCAGCTTTTTCGCGGAGAGGTTTTAATGGCCACCAAGAACGACAAGGCAACACTTTACATTGACATGGATGAAGCGCGGGAAGCCGAAAAGAAGGCCAAGAAAGAAATTGATCCAAGTATGAGTCTTTCAATGTTGGTTCGGCAATTGATCCGTAAATATCTCAAAGGCGAAATCAAGCTCTAAGCCCCGGAAGGAGAAAGCATGATAATAGGCGCACATTACGAAGTGGCTTTCACGCCGTTGTATGGGCCACAAAATGACACAAACCGGGAATATGAGGATTTCCGGAAGTTTGAAACAGCCGTAAAGCGGGCGGCCGAATTGGTCAAACAGGGATGCAATGGGGTTCTTGTGGACCGCTTCAATTCAAACGATGACTTGATTGCGTCTTATAGCGTTGATGCGGACGGGAACTACAAGCAAGTAGTCTAATCCACCCCCAAGGCCGGATAAAGGAGAGGAAGGCCCCATGACCGAAAAGTGCGGTTGTAAGATAGTGAACGTTGATCTCCATTATGGTTTAAACGTGGATCATCCTCTAAAGATCGAATATTGCCCTTTGCATGAATCCGCCGAGGGGATGAGGGATTTTATTAAAGATTCTATAGGGACACTCTCTTACTTAGAGAAAAGATCATCTATGCGTATTGACCCGCCATTGTTGGATCGTGGCCGGGAAATTCTCAAACGCTCAGGGGGATGACATGCTAGCGGATTTATTAGGCTGGAACAAGAAAATAGACGAAGAGATCAAACACGTCATAGGAAGGCGATTGGAGAAAAAGATGAATCCTGAAACAAAGATTTATTTTGAATTCCCTGAATGTCCCCATCAGTTCGGGGGATGGTGTCGGGAGTGTTTGAGGGAAATTGTCGGGAAAGAAGTAGACGCCGCCTACGAGAACGCCGCCAAAGTGGCGGAAATCGAATGTAAAGGATATGCGGAATGCGCGGAGGCAATCCGCCGCCTAAAGTCCAAGGGGTAATATGTATGCAAATCCCGAAAATTTATACACGTTTTTGGGATATGTATAAAAATTTGCCAGGAGGTGGAAAACGTGAAGCACTACACAAAAGAAAATCGCGGGGATACAGCTTGTGGCCGATCAAGTTTTGAGACTGCGTTTACCACAAACAAGAAGGATCTTGTGACCTGTCGGGTTTGTTTGCGGTCCAGTGTAATGAATCCCACCCGCACCCGGAGAAGGGGGAGAGAGTGAAAATCAGAGATAAGCACGCAACGATTAACGGAGACAAAACGATCTATGAGATGCCGAGCGGAGGAATAGAAGTTATTGGAGATGATGGCAAGACGCTTTTTATCGTCTCTGAGTCTGATGGTCGGTTAGAGGTCGCGGTATCTTCTGTCATGAAGCACAAGGGGAAACTGTTTGATGATCGGATAACTGTTGAGCCGAAATCAGCTAACAGGATTTATTGTGTCCGGCCCTTGTATAAAGAATAGAGGCCGTCCATGACCGAGCGCAGGAGGAAAACCAAACCTTGGAAAGTTGTAGCGTATTTGCCTTGTCCAAATTGCTCCTATTGGTCTTTAGGCGTTATGGCGAATGGCCGATTTGTTAGACACTCTGTTTCATTTGGTTCTGTAGAGCGACCACAGGGAAAAGGATTATGGAAGAATCCTACGCCTATTTGCAAGGGATCAGGGAAGAAAGCACCGCTTCCGACCGAGCGCAGGAGGGGGAAGGGATGAATGATAATGAGGTGTGTAGGAACTGTGGGCATTTGGGGATGCAACATGGATTCCCCACAAATGCGGTTTGCGGGAATATCAGTTGTTCCTGTGAAGAGTTTGAGCCAAGCGATATATTTCAGGATTTTTGAGGCCACCCGCTCTAGAGCGTAGGAGGAAGGATGGAATTGTGGTTACTGTGTTTCAATTGGTTCGGTCTAGGCTGGGTAATGTCTTACCTGTTTTTCTCATGGCTTAGAGAGTGGAAGGTTAGGCATGACCGACCGTAGACGCTGGACACCGGAGGGAAGATGGATTTGTTTAAAGACTTGTTTGTTTTAGACCTTCCAGAATGGCTTGGGAAGCATCGCCAATGCGCCCAGGACGAGCATAGGACGCTTAAAAGCTCAGTCTCCGGTCCACCGTATGTCAAAATCCAAGGAACGCATTGTAAGCGGTTTAATGAGATTTATATTCACTCGGAGAGCCATGATCGAGCGTAGGCGCTGGACCCGTCAGCAGCGAATGGTGTTGGCCGGCAAAGTTCTCATCTTACGCGCCAATGGCTACAAGCTGGAGGTTATTGCCTTAAAGCTCGCGGTAAATCCTTCCGTGGTATGTCGCATTTTATCGAAGTATGGCCGAACCCGACTATAAGCAATTTTCCGTCGGAGAATAAGCAAACGGTTTTCCCCATCTGACGAGAAATTCCTGATATACTGGTAATTGGGTATGAGAGACTACGCGAAAGCGAGGTCTTTCTGCCCATTTTTTTTGTCATCGCGTTGATTCACCTCTCATACCCCAACCCCGCCCCCGAAAGGGACGCGGGGTCGTTTTCTTTCCACGACTTGCCCGGCCTAGAGCTGGGCTTTATGGCCTCCGTGAGTATCCACCATGCCTGACACTGGCCCCGTATGACCATTGCCGACGTCCGCAACCTCTTCCGGGATTTTGAAAACAAGGGCATGGCCCCCACCCTCCTGCACATGGAAGAACGGGACGGGCAGGTCGAGCGGTTCGTCATCGCCAACGACCAGAAGACCCTTATGCGACATCCGAAGAGCTTCCGCCCCAGGTTCCCCAAGCATCGCCTGTCCTCTTTCCAGGAAAACGTTTATAACCCCATGTGCGTGTTCCATAGCAAAAAAGCGACGCAGTACGAAGGGTTGATCGTATGACTGATTTACGCGGGCGCGTGCGCGTGTATATTAAGTTACTTCTACCCCCCTGTAACAAGTACTTATTAATCCGTGCGGTGTCTTCCCGTGGCTGAACTTTCCCCGAAACAGAGGCGATTTGTGGCCGAATATCTCAAAGATCAAAACGCCACTCAGGCGGCTATCCGGTCTGGATACTCGAAAAAGACCGCTGATGTTCAAGGGCCTAGGTTGTTGGGAAATGTTCGGATTAAGGCGGCTGTGGAAGCGGCTTTGGGGGACGCCGCAAAGAAGGCCGGCGTTTCCGTGGAATATGTCCTCAGCAATCTGAAAGAAGTCGTTGAACGCTGTATGCAGCGGTCCCCAGTGATGATTCGGCAAGGCAAAGATATTGTCCAGAAGGTTGACGATCAGGGCAGGAGCGTCTGGGAATTCGATTCCATGGGGGCCAATAAGGCCTTGGAAAACATTGGTAAGCACTTGAAGATGTTTACCGAAAAGCACGAACACACCGGCAAGGATGGCGGACCTGTCACGGTCAATATCGTGAGCTTTTCGGAGATGAAAAAATGACCGAGATCACCATTCCTTACCACTTCACGCCGCGCCCCTATCAACTCCCTCTATTGGCCGCCATGGACAGCGGCTATAAACGCGCCGTGCAGGTCTGGCACCGCCGTAGCGGGAAAGAAAAGACGGACATAGCCGGGATTGTCGCCAAGAAGATGCTGGAGCGGGTCGGTTCGTATTACTACGTCTTCCCAGAACTAAATCAGGGCCGCAAGGTGATCTGGGATGGGGCGGATAAGGACGGCTTTCGCTTCATTGACCATTTTCCGAAAGAACTTTTGGACGGGAAGCCCAACGATACGGAGATGAAGCTTCGGTATCGGAACGGGTCGCTTTTCCAGGTGGTGGGATCTGACCGCTTTGATTCTGTGATGGGAACGAACCCTATCGGTATGGTCCTTTCGGAATACTCCCTTCAAGATCCTGCTTGCTGGGGTTACTTCCGGCCGATCTTGGCCGAGAACGGTGGATGGGCTGTGTTCAACTTCACTCCCCGTGGCGAGAACCATGCCTATGCGCTTTGGGAACTGGCTAAGGCCGACACCAAGAACTGGTTTACATCCCTCCTGACGGTTGATGACACCGGGGCCATTCCCCGCGAGGTCTTGGAGCAGGAAAGGGCCGAAATCATGCGTCTTTACGGTAACGATGCTCTCTTTCTCCAGGAATATTACTGCTCATTCACGGTTCCCATCGCGGGGGCTTATTACGCCGACCATATCTCAAAGGCTTACCGGGACGGGCGTGTGGGTCATGTCCCCCATGACCCACGTATCACAGTAGACACGGCTTGGGATCTTGGAATCAATGACCGAATGGCTATCTGGTTTACTCAGTCCATTGGTCAAGAGGTTCGGGCCATTGATTACCTGGAAGGGACTGGCCAAGGTTTGCCCTATTACATCGCCAAGCTTAAAGAAAAACCTTACGTTTATGGTCGTCACGTCGCCCCCCATGACATTGAAGTGCGTGAACTCAGCAACGGCAAGAGCCGGCGGGATACGGCGGCTTCACTCGGGATTAATTTTGAATTGGCTCCCAGGCTACCCGTGGTTGACGGAATTGATGCTGTTCGCGCCATTTTCCCAAGAATGTGGTTCGACGCGGAGAAGTGTAAGGATGGATTGAATGCCTTGAAGAATTACCGGAAACAGTATGACGAGAAGCGAAAGACCTACCTAAATCAACCGTATCACGATTGGTCCAGCAATGGGGCGGACGCTTTCCGAATGTTGGCGACCTCTTTGGATTTCCGGCAACGAAGCGTTCCGGCGCAGCAACCCGACAAATACGCCCGCGCCTTCGAGCGGCGGCAACAATCTGGAAGTCCTATGGCGGTGTTCGGATGAGAGAAGCCGAGATCCGCGCCCAACACTTCGCCAACGCGAAGCGGAACGCCCTTCTGTTCAGCCAGTTCGAGTTTTTGAATACGAGGGGGATCGCCTTTGAGGCTTTGATTAAGTCTTCGACCCTTTGGCAGAGAATCCGGTGGTTTCTGAATCCCGGATCGTTCTTGTCGTCCGTTGACGCTGTTCAGGCCAGGATTATGGCGGAAGAGCAAAAGAAGCGTAAGGAAGCCGAGGCGAAACCGAAATTGACCATTGTGGGGGCCAACGGGAATGTCCGATAAGAAACTGACCGTCGAAAAGTCCCTGACCGACTTCAAACGCGCCTACCGAGCCAAGTGGAAACTCATTGAGCGTCAGAAGGAAGATCACCTTTACGCATTGGGCGAGCAGTGGGCAGCCGAAGATCTCCAAAAGCTTAAAGATGCAGGAGTTAAGCCGATCACAGATGATCGAATTGGTCCGTTGATCTACCTTGTCACGGGTCTGCAACGGCAGAATAGAACCGAGTTTAAAGCCTATCCCGAGGGGCAGGAAGACGGGTTAAAGGCCGAAATCGCGTCGGCCCTTTTCAAACACGCTATCAAGGTTTCTGAATTCCCTTTCAAGTTCTCCGATGAGTTCAAAAACGGCGTCACCTGCGGAGAATCAAACCTGGAACTTTACCTGGATTGGACCGAAAACATCATTAACGGGAAGCCCTGCTGGAAAGAAATCCACGGGAACCGCATTTTCCCCGACCCGGATGCCAAGGAATACGATTACTCGGACGGTCGTTTCCTCTACAAAATCACACCCAATCTGTCGCGGGAAGAATTGGCGAGCCTCTACCCGGAGATGGAATCAAAGATCGAGAATCTTCCTACCGGGAAAGGTCGCCTGGACTTGGCCGGGATGCTTCTCGGAGGCGGGGAAACTCATCGCCAGCCCAAGGATTACCCGAAATCGGGGGGAGATGCTGGAAGCAGTGACTTTGAGGACGATACGGTTGACCTGATCGAGCGGCAGTACAAGAAATGGGTAACGAAGACCTACGTGGGCGACCGGGAAACGGGCGAGATCAAAGAGGCGGAGAGCCGGGAACGTGCCGAGGGCTTTGTGGCTGATTATAAAGCCCAAATTGAGAGCGACCAGGCGGCATACATGGCGGCCGTCCAGCAGGTGGAAGCGATGCAATTTCAGCAGCCGGGGATCCAAGTCCCTACGCCTCCACCGCCTCCCGAGCGCAACCCGGATCGTTTCTTCACTTTCACGCGGAAAGTCCCTGAAATCTGGATTTTCGCCCACGTCCCCGGCATGGAAGAGCCTCTTGCCGATGAACGGGCGTGGTTTTACCCCAAGTGGAAGAAATTCGGGATTATCCCATTCTTGGCACGCTATTCGACGGCACCGCTGGAGGGAGATTCCCGCCACTTGTTGGTCCAGGGATTGACCCATAAGCTGAAAGGACCGCAGGAGTTACACAACAAGACGACCATGCTCTTGGTGCGGCACCTGAATTCATCGGCAAATTCGGGATGGAAGTCTGAGGAAGGGGCTTGGGTCGATCCTGAAATGGTGAAAAAATTCGGGACTCAGCCGGGAATCAATCTCGAATACAAGAAGGGCGCGAGGGAGCCGATGCAGATATTCCCCGCCCCTCTTTCCCAAGGCCATGCCCAGCTTGCCGAGATGAGCGCAGAGGCCATTAAGGCCGGCTCAGGCATTAACGCCGACCTCCTGGCGGCTCAGGAAGGGGGAACGGATAGCGGACGAGCCATTGCTTTGCGCCAACGTCAAGGCCTTGTCATGGTCCAGGAGATCTTTGACAACGCCGCCAGAACCCAAAAGCTTTGCGGTCAGTTCCTTTTGTCTCAGTTGGGCGAGATTTACGACACGGAAACCGCCAAAAAGGTGTTGGGCGAGGCTTTCTTGACCAAGAATTTCCCGCCCATGATGATGGATGAGATTGACCCTACGACTGGTCAGCCCATTCAAGTCCCCATGACCGATCCGAAGACGGGACAACCCATGCAGTATGACGCCGAAATGGCGGAATTGGTTATTGCCGAGGTTTTGGCCGGAGACTTGGCCCAATATGACGTGGCGGTTGGAGAAGCCGTGGCCTCCGAGACGATGAAGATGGCGAACTCGGCCGAGATCAAAGAAATCGCTCAGGCTTACCCCGGATTGGTTCCCCCGGATATCATTGTCGAGGAAAGCCAACTTCCCAACGCGACGAAGAATAAAGTTTTGTCAGCAATAAAAAACGCGCAGGCGATGGCTCAGGTGGGAGCAGGAAGGCCCGCCCCCAAGAAGTCCGGAAGTCCTGCGGCAGAGGAGACGAAAGATGCCTAGATGGCCAAGGAAGGACCAAGCTAATGAGCAACCGCAAACGACCGAGGAACAGGCCCAAGAGGCCGTGCTGAAGGAGGATCCCGCGCCGGTGAAGGCTACCCCGCAGAAACCCGTTCTGGAGCCGCTCCATCCGGGGCAGAAGTATTTCGAGGCACCTGATGGGACGATCATCATCGGGGAATCGGATCGGGATAGGGTGTGGTATCGGCAAGGGAATGGCGGCAAGGGTTGTTGGATCAACCCGAAACGGTGAAACCATGAAAAAGACATTACTTATGATCGCCTTAATTTTACTCCCAGCGTGTGTTTCCAAGTCCAGGCTGCGCGGTTACGGCGACGGAATGTATGCTGCCGGGAAAGCTGAATCGGCGCAGAAGATCGCAGATCTGGAGGCCGATAACAATGCTCTCCGAAAAGGGATGCAAGACCTCCAGAAATCCGGTGGCCGGCTGATCCGGCAGATTGAAGAGACGAAGGTTGAGAGGGACGATTACAAGCACCGGATTGAGAAGTTCTTGGGTATCAAAGAGTGTCGATGCGTGCATAAGGCAGTTCTGAGGGACGGGAACTAGTGGAAAGTTCTGGGACCAACCGCTTAACCTCGAACGATACTACTGATGCCAATGAAACTCGAAACATTGAAGGGCATTGTTGACGCGAAGCTCCCTCCGGGTTTTAAGTCTGGGATTGGTGGCGGACGTTTCCCAGGTGAAGATGTGCTCTTTGTCACCGGGAACGGCAAATCGATTGGTATTCGTTTAAACGGAGCGAATCCAATTCCGCTTGCGACAGAAGAGGAGCAGAAAGAAGCAGCCGAGAAAATTGCTTGTGCGCTGATTGATTCGATAAAAGCCGTTTAGTTTAAAACCAAATCACCGGGGGGCTTAAAGGAGCATTGCATGACAGTCTTCACTTTGTTCTGTTGGATCATGATCCCAAAGGTGATTGCAGTTGTCGTAGATTTAGCAACCAGATAGAAAAAACAAATCTGTGACCGGACCCCCGCAAGGGGTTTCAACCAGGCCATACACCTGACCGAAGACTAGACGGCTTGTAAGAGGGCCGCGAAACCAGGGCGAACAGTCCTGAGCTTTCGCGGCCCTTTTCTGCCGTACAGGCGACTTTGAAACCACGGGCCAAGCCCGCCAAAGGAGAAACGGACATGTCCGAAGCTGTAAACCAGACGGTGGAAGTTCCCGCCGAGGCGCAAAAGACGGAGGTCGCCAAGACCCCGACAAGAGACGAATTGAAGGCTCAGGGATGGAGCGCGAAGGAGTTGGAGGCCGCAGAGAAACGCGGAATGCTTCCCAAGGCCGAAGAAAAGAAGGCGGAAGAGCCGAAGAAGACGGAAACGCCCAACGCGGAAGGCAAGATCGAGGCGAAGCCGGAAGAGAAGAAGCCGGAACCCGAGAAGAAAAGCACTCTCCCGGACTTCACGTTCCAGACGCCGGAACAAGAGAAAGCTTTCCTTGATGCTTTCGGACCTGGGACGCCACAGCGAGCCATGTATTTCCGCATGAAGAACGAGCGGCAGTCGCGCCAACGGATCGAAAGAGAGTTGGAGGCTGAGAGAAAGGCGCGGGCAGACCTGGAATCTCGGTTAATGGCCCTGGAACGCGGAAGAAGGCCCGAAGATGAACCGGAGGGGGAGGATCCCGAGGATCGGCCTTTGACCGTCAAGGA